ACATATAAAAAAAAGACCTTGGACTTATTCTTTTTCTTTTCTGGATAGAGTAATTAATTATAACACCTCCTCTTCTTTTAATACACTCTCTCCGCAGTCAGCACAAAACCGCAAACCTCTTTCTGGTCTACTCCACCAATAACCCTCCACCAATTCTTCAGCACATTCACTACAACACCCTAGTGCATTTTCTTCCTCATCAGGGTCTACAGAATGACAATCACAAGTGCAACCGTCGTCTCCAAATTCCCAACAATTACAACATTCCTTCTCATCGTATTCTCCCTTGTAACATTCAGAGCATATCCAGTTCTCACCGTCGTCATCACAACGGCACTCGTCATGTTCTCTGCTGTTAACGATTATCTCACATCCGCATTTGGTTTCGAGTTTACATTTACAACCACATTTTTTTATATCGTTATTTATTTTATCACCACAATATTCACAAGACCATACATTTGCTTTACATACTTCACACCACTCATCATCACATTCTTCATAACATACATCACAGCGGTTTCTTTCAACTTTAATCTCACTCATTTTGTTATTGCTTTTGCTTTGCTTTGTTTTTTGTTTTTATAAGTATTTTTTTAATAATTATAAAAAGTTCAATTTTTTTTTTACACTATATATTTTTTCATTTTCAAAAAATATTTTAAGTCCATACTTTATATGAACGATACTAACATTCAAGAGGTTCAACGCTTGGCTACAAAATACGGCGTCGGTAGAGTATATCCGTCTACGAGAAAGGATAAGAAGTATATGGTCTATGACCCTGAGGGATATAAGATACATTTTGGTCAGGCTGGTTCTAGTGACTTCACGGGACACCGCGATGAGAAACGCCGAGCTCTATTTAGAAAGCGGAATGCACGATGGGCTACTTCTCCAAAGTGGAGTCCAGCATGGTTGGCTTATCATCTGCTGTGGTAACGGTTTCTCCTTGTGTTTTATTATACTGTAATATACGGGCTTCGTTTTTCCTTAATTCTCGTTCCAAACGCTTCCGTTGTAATGCTAAATTACCGATGGGTTTCTTTTTGGCTATATCCATATAATCTAAACTAATATTATTTTCTTGACCTAACCCTTTCATTTTTAACTTCTCCTTTTGCTTCAAGTAATATAACTTACTATATTGCCTATTATATTCCAGCTTATTGAACATATAATATATAGCCAAAAAAAAATGGTTTAGAGGCATTACTTTGTTAGTATATAATAATTTAAAATGGAACATATGAAAAATATCTGTGGGGTAGATTTTAAACTGATGTGTGAAGAGCAACACTTATACGCTCCTGTAGTTTGGAGAAGAACTGCTATAAGAAAATATGAAAAACAAAAAGAAGAGAAACGACGCTACTACGAGAAATTAGCAATTGAAAAAAAATAATATGTATGATATATATAGATGATACATATTAAACACAACGATGCACCGAAGTTAAATAAGCCAACGTTTAGCGTTGATGGGAAACTACACGAGAAATTAGATGAGTATGAAATTACGTCGCTGATGAATAAACCGAATGTCACATTATTCTTGGGTCGAGGTGGTAGTGGTAAGTCTACATTACTTATTAGTTTTTTAAAAAGCAAACCATTATTCAAGCGGATATATCATAAGATTATTTTATTCTGTCCTCCTAATTCTAGAGGGTCTATCAATAATGACTTCTGGGGTAAAAACTTAGAAGAGGGTGATATATATGATGAGCTAAACTTAGACAATCTTCAGGAGGCATATGAAATAGCACAGGGTAACCGAGATGAGGGATTAAGAACACTAATTATATTCGATGACGTCCAGAAACAAATGAAGGGTGAATGTGAAAAACTATTATTACATATGATTAACAATAGACGCCACGCATCACTTAGCTTGTGGTTAGCGTGTCAGAACTACATTAACATACCAAAACAAGTGAGACAGAATTTAACCGATATGTTTGTGTTTAAAGTCGGCAAGAATGAAATGAATAATTTACTTACCGAACACTTAGAAATAAATAAGGACATATTCGAAAAACTACAGCAAATTTTATTTAAGCAACCTCATGAGTTTTTTTATGTCAATACACTAACAGGAAGAATGTTCCAAAACTGGGATGAGTTAATTATTGAGAATGATTAAAAAAATTGATTTAGATATTAAATTATAGTTAATATGTAAAATGGAAGAAGTTTGGAAAGATATAGGCATTAAAAAATATGCTGTGAGTAATATGGGTAATGTAAGAGGAGCAGATGGGATTAGATTATTATCATATAATATAATAAAAGACGGATATAGATTTGTAACTATATATAACGATGCTATAAGAAAGGGTAGAACGATACACAGTTTAGTTATGGAGGCGTTTGTAGGAGAACGTCCAAATGGTTATGAGATAGACCATATAAACAGAATACGAGACGATAATCGTTTAGAAAATTTACGTTATTGTAGTAAGAGCGAAAATATGTTAAATAGATGTGATACACGAACTGATATAGAAGAAACAGATGCTGTATTAAGAAAAAAAATAAGAGATAAAAAAAATAGAGATAATAACAAAGAACGAGCAAAAAAATATAGGCAAATTAATAGAGATAAAAATATAGAATATCAACGTAATTATAGGCAGAAACAAAAAGAAAAAAAACTTTAAAATTATTATATTAGACTATATTATAATGAGTAAAATCCGTGAATTTTTTAAAAAAGCCACAGGTAGCACAAGAAAGTTTTTTAATAAAGCTGATTCGCAAATTGCAGGTGGCTTACGCAAAGCTGGAGGCATCGCTCGTCAAGTTGGTAATATCGCTGGTGCTGCTCTTCCAATAGCCGCTGCATTTGCTCCTGAACTCGCTGCCCCTATCGCTCTCGCTGGTATCGCTGCTAATACTGCTGGTGCTGGTATAGGCAGAGCAAGAGATGTTCAGAAAAGTGTACGCAGAGGTGTAGCAGATGTTAAACGAACTATACAAGCTCCTTTGCCTGTAGATAGCGGTTCTTTTAACCCCGCTCCTATGTTTGCATAATTATAATATATTTTTATATAATCATATATTATAAATGGATAAACCAAAAAAGATATACAAGGTTAATTTAGTGTCAAGTGATACTACTTCTTGGACTGGAACATTATATAACGCTACTTACTTTGTTGATATGAAAAAGATTGTAAAGGATATAGCAGATTACGACAAGGCGTATAAGGTGACTTTTTCTTTCAAGGGTTTCGAAGATGCTAATATTTTGACTACTGAAATATATGGGATTCATATTGATATGGGGAAAGCAGTTCCTATTACGCAGTTTCACACTACTAACAGATTATACACGGGTATATTAAGTCAAGATGCGTGGTTTGGTAGAGGCATACCATATTTTAGCACAAAACCTGATGATAATGACCCGACCTATTACTCCGATATTAGAAACATAGATACAATAAACATAAGAGTTTTTAGAGTAAATGCAAATTTACAATACACACCATCTACGTCGGGTAGTACTCCAAAAAACTATTTTTGTCAGATTTGTTTTGAAGAGGTATAAGGATATTATAATATAATTTTATATATGTATATTATAATATGGATATGACAATAGCAAAACCAAAAAAATCGTTCAAGGTAAATCTCATATCTTCCGATACGGCAAGTTGGAGCGGAACAAGTTTATATAATCACGCTACTTACAGGATAAATATGCGGACAATAATTCGTGACCCCGCAGACTATAAGAAAGCATATAAGATGACATTTAAATTTATAACGGGAGCATCAACAAGTGCTTCAGTTTGGAACGATGAAACATTTTTAATAGAGTTGGATTTTCGCAAAGGATTGCCTATAGAACAGAATGATAAATCACTTTTCACATATAGCGGTAATCTTAATGGATATATGAATATCACATCAACAGGAAATTATACCGCAGGTAATGGATTTTTTGACACCAGACCAAAAGATAATGCCCCTGCTTATATGGAAAATATACAGGATATAGACAATATTACCTTATCCGTATGGGCGATGCAAATTGGTCGCTATTTTCCTCCTAATTCCGCTGGAACTTTGAATTACGTATGTGTTGTTTGTTTTACAGAAATTTAACTTATGATATATTTTATATAGTGTTATAATATATGTCGAACTTTCCAACTTTAGATGGTTTAAATAATATTGATGTTGACAACGGGAATTTGGTAAACATTACATGTCAGACCTTTATCGCTACAACTTCCGCTCAAGTTCCAACTATGCTTGCTGGAGATGACTCAACGAATGTAGCAAATACAGAATTTGTGACCGATGCACTTTCAACTGCTACTGCTAATTTAGTCACAACAAACACGTCACAGACTATAACATTAGGTTCAGTTAAAACATTTTTAACACTACCGCAATCATCAGCAACTGTTTCCAACAATCAGGATTTGGTAACAAAAAAATACGTAGATGATAATTTTATAAATATTATCGGTGACCAAGTTTTAACTACTGGCGTCAAGACATTTTCCGTATTGCCCCAATCGTCTGCTACACCAACTACAGCAAATCAACTAGTTCCAAAAAAATATGTAGATGATAATTTTGTTGGACTTAGTGGGGCACAAAATATATCAGGTACAAAATCGTTTTTATCTGTACCAAAATGTTCTGTTGTTGCGTCTGCTAATGATGACATCGTAAATAAATTATATACCGATAATGCTGTAGGAGGATTAACTGGAATATATGTTGGGCTTAGTGGGGCACAAAATATCTCAGGCACAAAATCGTTTTTATCTGTTCCAAAATGTTCTGTTGCTGCGTCTGCTAATGATGACATGGTGAATAAATTGTACGTGGATTTAGCTGTTAGTGGAGCAACAGGTTCAACTGGAATATTCGTAACGGTTTCTGGAAATCAGTCCATAAATGATACAAAAACTTTTGTTGTTCTACCGAAATGTAGTGCTATTGTGTCTGCTAACGATGACCTCGTGAACAAATTGTACGTCGATAATGCTGTTAGTGGGGTTACAGGTTCAACTGGAATATTCGTTACGGTTTCTGGAGACCAGTCGATAAATGATACAAAAACTTTTACTTCTCCTCCAAGATGTGCTGTAACAGCAAGTGATTATCGGGACTTAGTAAATAAACAATTTGTAGATAATGCCGTAGGAGGATTAACTGGAACATATGTTGGGCTTACCGGGGCACAAAATATCTCAGGCACAAAATCGTTTTTATCTGTTCCAAAATGTTCTGTTGCTGCGTCTGCTAACGATGATTTAATAAATAAATTATATGTAGATAATGCTGTATCAGGTATAACTGGTTCATTCGTTACACTTGGCGGTAATCAGGTATTGTCGGCGGGTATAAAGACATTTGTAGATTTACCTGAATGTACGCAAATTCCAAGTAACAACGCTTGCCTTGTAAATAAAACATATACGGATAATAATTTTCTGAATCTTGTTGGAAACCAAACCGTTGCTTCAGGTTCAATTAAAACATTCTTAAGTCTCCCCCAATCGTCTGCTGTGCCGTCTGCTAATCAGGACATCGTGAATAAATTGTACGTCGACAATGCCGTTGCCGCAGTTGCAGGCGGGACGGGAACATTTGTAACACTTGGGACGTCACAAATAATCACGGGAAACAAGGATTTTAATGCGTCAACCACTACCATTAGAGGAACGCTTTTAGATGTGTTTCCAGCGACAACTCAATTATATTCTTCTACTACAACCATATCAGGAGCAACAGCTTGTAATATAAACAGTCCAGCAACAAATTTATCAGGAACAACCACAGCCATATCAGGAACAAATTGTAATATAAGCAGTCCAGCAACAAATTTATCAGGAACAACTACAACCATATCAGGAACAAATTGCAATATAACCAGTCCAGCAACAAATTTATCAGGAACAATCACAACCATATCAGCGCCGACTTGTGACATAACCAGTTCAGCAACAAATTTATCAGGAACTACCACAACCATATCAGGAGCAACAGCTTGTAACATAACCAGTCCATCAACAAATTTATCAGGAACAACCACAACCATATCAGGAACTACACTATATTTAACCAGTCCTACCGTAGTAGTTAATGATACTGTAAATTCATTTTATGTAGATGCTTCATATAGTAATTTTGTAGGTTCTGAATTTTTACTTAATTCTCCATATGCCGCAGTAGGTTCTTCTTGTAATTCATTTGAAGTTAATCCAGTATCATTAGTTTTAAAGTCTCCTACGATTAACGTTCAGGATACTTGTAGTAGTTTTACAGTTGATGCTACAAATACATATTTTACTGGAACAAATACAGACCTAACTGCAACTAACGCTGTAGCTACAACACAGATATCATCCGATAATAGCACTAAGTTAGCAACGACTGCTTTTGTTAATGCTCATACTTTAGCTAATTATATGACTACAAATACAAACCAAACTATTCCAGCTACAACAATTAAGACATATGAAGGTAAGCAAGTGTTTAACGCAGGAACAGCATGTAATACTTATGACGCAACTGGAGTTACGGATATGACATTAGCGAATAATAGTGCCGTGGGCATTTTAAATATAGCAGCAGATAGAATCCGAACGGATACTTATGGTGTAAGATTAGCATTACAGCGTTATAATCTCCAGTTAAGCGAAGGCACATTCATTCAACCAAATAACGCAGAAGGATTTAATGACTATACAAAACCTGATTTTGCTTTTGGTGTAAATAAAAATACTGGATATGTGGATATTGTAGGCGTTCCGTATTCAGCACAAGCGTCAATACAAATGAATAATTTAGCGGGTATTTTCTCTTGGTTCTCAGGATACAATATGACAACTACATTTACTATATCTCATTCAATTATCACAACATATCATTCAGGTCTTCCATCTATAAGTGAAGCAGAAGTCTATTTTTATTTTCAAGATTTTAATACAGGTATTGTAAGATATACCACTCCAAATTTGGCGACCACAACCGCATTTACTTTGCTTCCAAATTCTACAGTTGTAAGACCTATAATTACTTTCAGTTTAACAACGGCACAATTGCCACAAGGAGATTATAGAATTTTTGGTTATAGTAGAGTGACAAATGCTTATTCTTCGAATGCGGGGATTTTATCTGTTAATTTTGGATTGGCGGCATCTCCCAGCACAGAAACAGCATTACAGGATTATAATACTCCAATTGACTATACATTTACCAGCAGAAATTTATATCACATTTTCAGAAATACTGCTATGTGTGGGGTATTTTTATCGAACAATATTGCAACTCAGCAGGAAATTTTAACACCAATACATTACAGCATAACCAACTTTACGAATTTTTTGTCACAACCTACAACTTCAGGAGCGGTTTCTACTCCAGCAGTTACAGGCGGAACAGCAGCAGGGAATTTTAATGGGTTTAGCGTGAACAATTCAGACAATCGGTATATTGTGTATTCCAATTACAGTATTATCCTATATGATGCGACTGGATGGACAGGAACACCTATTCTTAATTTTAAAAACACAACATCTAATCCAGTTTGTGTTGCTCCAACAACGAGTCAGGCAGGTTCAAGTTGCCGTATATATTTTGATGAAATAGAGTTAATTAAATATTAATAATTTATAATCTATTTGTTAGTATATAATGGATTTTGTAAAGGCAAAAAATTCACTTGCTAAGGACAAGTTAGTCCATTCGATAGTAGAGCGTATCTCTACAAAAATTAAAGAGGAACTAAATTTAACTTCTGCTGATAAAACCAATTGTGAGCTTTTGTTAATGTGTTGTACTCTTATTGAAAATTTTGTATCCAACAAAGGCAAGAAGGACAAACAGAAAATAAATAAGCTATTGGTTTTACACGAAATTTATAAGCGAATATTCGCAAATATTAATCAGGTAGAATTAGACGCCATTAGCGTTAATGTTGAAATGCTATTAGATAGAAAGATGATTAAAACCTATTCGTTCGCAAAACGTATATGGAAGAATTTTGTTAGTTGGTGTGAAAAAAAGCTCTTATAATTTTAGACATGATACAAAACCATATACAAAACATCGGTTTCCAATACATATATGAGAAGACAAATATACATGGTAGTTTAGTAGTAGTATGTGATATAGTCACGTCATTTAATAAAATTGGAGTAATACAAACTCTGCTACTAGAATCGGGCAAATATAAGTTATGGTATTTTCTCATATATGTTTTAATAATTGCTTAAAAATAATATCCGGATATATTATAATTATGGGTCTCTGGTTATTTAGGATATTTGACTATCTGTTTTACTATTACAACTACGATGAAATAAAGGAGATGAGAAGAGCTCTAAGATATGATGCTGAAACAAATTATGGGTTAAATGTTTGATATTAAAAAAATATAATTTAATATAAAACGAAATAAAATAATATTTAGAGAGTATATAAATGGAATATGTTATTTACAAAATCAGTCTTTTAGACAACCCCGACTTTTGCTATATTGGTTCAACCAAAAACTTCACTATCAGAAAATCAACCCATAAATCAGCTTGTCTTAGAGGCTACCCTGTTAAACTCTATAAGATGATTAACGAAAACGGCGGCTGGAAAAATGCATGTATGTCTCCACTTGAAAAAGTGTTAGTTAAGGATAAATTAGAAGCAAGGATTAAGGAAGAACAAATAAGACTACAACATAACTCAACGATGAATACTAACAGAGCATACCTGAGCGAGAAAGATAAGAAAGAAGAAACCGCTATTTACAATAAAAAATATGTGAAAGAAAACTACGAACACTTACAAACGCTATGGAAAAAACAATACGAGAAAAACAAAGACAGCATACTCACATCAAAAGCAAAAACAACCACTTATAAAAAAGCATGGAAGGAACTATGTAATATACAATTATAATTTTGAAATACTTATTTGAAAATTATAAATCGGCCGCCAATTATTTAGGAATATATAGAAATATATTAAAAACAATTTAGGAACTTTTTTTCTTTACATACTATATAAATATGTCTTCCACCTTTGTTTGTGAATGCTGCTCTTTCTCTTCTACCAAAAAAAGCCACTATACCGAGCATTTAGCCTCTAAAAAGCACTTGAGTAAGGTGCAAAATTCTTCTCCTGTTAATGTTCCTGTTCCAGTTATCCAAGTAAATGATAACACAGTTTTATTAGAAAAAATTAAAATGCTTGAGATGATTATCGAGCAGAAAAACCAAGTCATAGAACAAAAAGATGTAATGATTAAATTGTTACAGGATAATTTATCCAAGGGTTTTACTCCTATTCCTGCTCCTGCTCCCGTGAAACAAGAAGAGAAAGTAACAGTTGCTGAAAAAGTATCGATGGAAAACAAAGATGCTATTACCATTAATGAGTTTAAAACCTATTTTGTAAATGAAGAATACAATCATCTCATACAGAACGTAGATGGTGGTTCTTTTAAAACTATTTTAAAGAGCATAGATGCTAATGATTACAAGGAAGGGTTTAACTCATTACTTGAGATGATTTGTAATGCTATTAATGTGATTCCAAAAAATGACCGTCCTATTTTCTGTACGGATAAAAGACGCTGTAATTTTCTCATTAAGACCGAGAATGGTTGGACAAAATATGATAATGGCTGTGAATTAGATACCGTGTTATTAAGTATTATAAAACACGCAGCACATGCTTTAACAGGTGCGGTATGTAATATTATCAACGGTGTTCCAGCAACTGCCTTCTATAAATTATACGGGAAACATCAGGGAGATTTTAGTTCTCCAGCGTGCAACTTTGGGAGACAGGAGATTTTAAGACTAATTACCGTAACGAGTGACGATTACAAGCGATTAGTTACAAGCTTAAAACATCAGTTGGCTACTTTTACGAATAAAGAGAATTCCGTATACAATTATGATGTGAGTTCTTTTTCTACAAAAAATAAAACAGATGATGAACCTAGTGAGGAGGAAAAGGAACTCATTAAAAAACAAGCAGAAAGAAAACAAAACTATTTACAGATTTACAATTAATCACATTCCGGCAAGGGCGGCGGAAACGGCGTAATTTTCCAGCTCTTTCCGGCATTTTCCGGCTCTGTTTGTGACGATAAAATATAAATTTAATGATTTATATTTTATACTAAGACCAATTATGGTTTAACCGTTTTCCGGCATTTTCCGTCGGCATTCCGGCATTTTCCGTCGGCATTCCGGCATTACGGTCGTTTTTTTGTCCGTTCCTAAGGTTTTTTTGATATTTTTCCATATAATTCCCTAATTTTCTCCAGATATATTCCTGAGACCATAAGGATTTATTAGTGTTTCTCATTTTGTTACGATATTCAGTCACACAGTTTCTTCTCTGTTTTTTGTGATATTTTCTTCACTTTTTTTTTTATTTTGAAAAGTCAATTCAGTTTTCTAAAAAGCACATTTTCCTGAGAATAAAATGTGCTTTTTGGATTTTCCTTGACCATTCTTGAAAAAAAAAACACACATAATAGATATTATCACTTTTTTAACTTAAAGAAATAAAGAGTGTCGTTACTGTTTTATTCCCTAAAGTCTGCTTGAAACATCTGAAATTAAAATATCCAGTATATTTATATGGATACAAACCAAATATTATTACAAGGGGATTGTTTAGACGTCTTGGATAGTTTACCAACTAACAAAATTGATTTAGTTATTTTAGATTTACCTTATGGTTCTACAGATAATGACTGGGATATTAAAATAAATTTAACTGAACTATGGAAACACTTAAAACGAGTATGTACTAACAAATGCTGTTATATATTTTTCACTACTACCCGATTCGGTTTCGATTTAATTACAAGCAATCCAAAGTGGTTTCGTTATGATTTGGTATGGAACAAGGTAAAACCAGCTGGGTTTTTAAATGCTAAGAAACAGCCTATGAGAGTGCACGAAATGATGTATGTATTTTACGATAAGTTACCAACCTATAATATAGATGATAATCACAAACTTGTTAGTTCTGGTAATACTGGAAACTCAATTAACGGTTCTTGTTATTCTAACCCTGTTTTGAAGAGAATGAGAACAGTTCATGAACCAAGATTGCCGCAGTCTATTTTAAATTTTGAGACAGTTAATAACAGACAGAAACGGTTTCATCCGACCGAGAAACCAAATGAGCTTTTGGAATGGCTAATTAAGTATTACAGTAATGAAGGAGACACAGTTTTAGACCCTACGTGTGGAGCAGGAGGAACATTATTGGCTTGTAAAAACTTAAACCGCAATTGCTACGGTATTGAAATGAACGAGACATATTATAATACTGCAAAAAACAGATTAGATACCTTTTCCAAATTTAAGGAATTAACGGCTTAGACATATAATGATATAATGTGACTTATATTATTATAAAAAACAACTTAAAGCGGAGCGATAGTTAAAAGCAGGAAAAGCAGGAAGTTAAGCGAAATTAATATTACTTGATGAACCCGATTGAATGGGAGCTTCCATAGCTGGACGCCTAAATTGAACTGGTATACCTGCTGCTTGCTCTATATCCATTAATAATTGATTTTGCACGTCTCTACCTGTAGGTACACCAATATCTAACCCTTGTTCTACGCCTTCCGCAAAAGCTTTTTCTTTTATTGAACCTCTTGGAACACCTTTATCCCTACGTGGTGCTTTTGGTTTGGGTATTATTTCAATAGGGTAAGGTGGTATTTCAGGATATGCCTCTGCAGGTGGTTGTGTTTTGGCTATCTGCTCGAAAAGTGATTTAGTTGTAATAGGTCTATTAAATACTTCTTCAACTGTTGTAGATAGTTCTGCTGGTTGAACCTCAGTTATTTTTGCTTTTACTGGTCTCTTTTTTCTAGGGGGTTTTTTTGGTTTAATCTCAATATTCTCGCTGGGTTCTTCTATAAATATAGGTTTAAGTTCGCTTTCCGATTTTAATTCCCTTTCATTTATTTTACTTTTTAATAATTCCAAAGAATTTGGGTCAAAAGGTAAATTTTCAGCAGGGTTTAATAAGCTAGAGCCTAAGGCTGCAATATTAGTTCTAGCTGGTTCAATTATATCAGGTTGTTTTTCTGCCTCTTTTAGTCGTTGTCCTCTAGTTGATTCAAAATTGATTAAATCTTGAAATGTTAAACCTTGTTGCTGTGGGAAGGCAAAGGGTGATTTTTCTCCAAGTTGAACTATTAGTTTCTGAGTTTGTTTCTGTCCCGCTTTACCAGCAGGAGCTCTACCAGCTCTACCAGCTCTACCTACACGTGGCTTACGTAACTTAGGTGGCTTAGGCAACTTTTGTTTTTTAGCTCTTGGCGGCATATTATATATGTATGTCAAGAAAAGAATTAATTAATATTGGTTTATTTACAACTACTTTTGTTTAGCCGCACGAATAATCTGTTTAGTTATACTATCATTATAATTAATGGGAGCATTAAAGACTGCATGTTTTGTATCGGCGTCGTTCTCGGGATTTATAATTTCAGGCTTACCAAATAGATTAGCACTAGAGAAACTAGTCGATGCCTTTTTAATCATATTCAATAACTTAATATCTCGTGTATTTTGTTTTTGTGTATACACGAATGGCTCGGGTTGATAAAAAATCTCAGTCGTTATTTCTTTTTTAACCTTTCGTGCTTTTTTAGGAGGCATTATAGTATAATATAATAAAATAAATTAATAGAACTGAATACCTGAGAATGCTGGAATAACTTGAGCCTTTTTTTTTGGAGCAGTAGGGGGTCTTGTTTTATAAACGACTTCCTCCTCTTCCTCATCATCTTCCTGCTCGTCAATATACACGACACGCTTTGGTGCAATTTTTCGCTTAACTACGGCTGCTGGTGTTTTAGGAGCAGCTGCTTTTCTTGGTTGCTCGGCTACTATAGACTCGTCATCTTCCTCTTCGTCCTCCAAATTTAAATCCTTCAACATCTTGACTTTTTGCTCTGCTATACGCTCAGCCTTTTTATTTATCTTTTCACTAACAAATGCTTCACGCTCAGCCTTTCGCTGTTTATTAATCTCGGCTAATTTTTCTCGGCCTTTTGCTAATGCTGCTTTGGTTTTTTCATTCGCTTCTCTTTTTTGTTTTGTTAGTATAGGTTCTATTTTAACCTCTTCAACTTTAGGTTGTTCTAAAGGCACATCGACGAGTTGGATATCCGCCTTGGACTTTTTAACATACTTGCGTTTTGGCGGGGGGAGTTCTGTGGATATATTTTCAGGGTTGGACTGCTCCATATAAATAATACAAAGAAAAAAAACTTATTGTATTTTTTAATTAAACTTTAATTATGGAAAAACATTTAAAATTTTTATATCTGGATATTTTATAAATGAGTGACTTCAAGATGAAGCAAGAGATTAAGACCCTTATTAAAATGGGGTTTAACGAAGAGATGGCTACTTTAGTCGTAGCGGCAAAATACGGGCAGTTAGAGATGGCGAGTGATATAGTAAGCGGAATAGCTGACGAGAATGATACAATAAGAGAGGCGTTGGTAGATTTTAAACCATACGTTCCTGAGGACACGACGGGTGTTATACTGTCATCGACTAGTAGTAGTTCTACTATAGAGTATATAACTGATGATACGGAAAATTTAAAATCTAATGATATACAAGAGAAAGCAGATGATAAAAACGAAAACGAGAACCTTTAATATATCAAGTGCTAACGCCACGAATGGCTCATTTAAATCTGTTGTAAATGTGTCGCTGCCTGACTTATCGTTTCACATGGATAATATACAAAATACCTACCTGAGTATAAATCATGCTGAGGTAGCCAATAGCTTTTATGTAGTAAATTATACGAATGATGTGATTGTGATTGACAGCATAGCGTATACATTACCACGGGGTAATTATAATGTAAATACTTTTATGGCTCAGCTTCTATTACTTATTCCTGCTGGGTTCGCCATCACGTATAGCAGTATAACAACTAAATTTACTTTTACAAATACCACGACGGATTTTACGATAAACGGTGCATCGACATTATCCACTATAAACAGCGTCATAGGATTGGGAACTACAGATATAACTTCTACAGCATTATCGCTCACGCTTCCGTTTGTTGTGAATTTTCTTCCGTTACCGCGAATCAACTTCAGGAGTAATTTTTTGAAACTGAATAATTATAGCACAACTGATAATAGTAGCGACATTTTTCTGTCACTACAAAATAACGCACCGCAGAATAGTGTGATAAACTATGTAAACCAAACAAACAGCAAATTCTTGATAGAGGATAAAAATATAACATCTTTTATCATCTATGTAACTGACGACTTCAATCGTCTGATTAATTTTAATAACGTAGATTGGTACATGACGATGGAAATAGACACAGAGTATTTGGAAACACCAAGACTAACAAATATAACGAGTATAATGCAATCGGGTATTACTATTCCTTCTCTGCTCCAGTAAGGTCTGCTTTAGTGTAAGAAGTATTAATCTCGTTTCTACTAGTTCCACGTGATTGAGACAGCTCATCTAATTTAGCCTCATTAAATTTGTATTCATCTACGAGTAATTTAAACAACCTACCTTCACCTGCTTCCTTATATGTAAGCCGTTGAACGACTTTTGTTATAGAACCATCTTTGTGTCTCATTCCTTCGGGTGTATCGAGTAATGGCTGACCGTCCTCGATATTAAGGGCATTCACGGCTTTAAGAAACTTTTTATTTTTTATTATGTATTTTTTCTCTCCGTATGTTTTAAATGTCTTATACTTACGTCTTATGTAGTCTATTTTTGTTTTGTATACTATTAAGGCGTTATCATCAGGAGGTGCTACCTTACTTGCTCCATTCACAATTATACAATCTATGTCTTGACTTCTCACACCGTAATTTAAAATCAAGTAATTTACTATGTATTCTTTATATCGTCCTGCTTTATATAAGGCATCGACATAATCAGTAAATCCTTTTAGCGTAAGCTCAGCGGGGTTCTGTGTAAGACCTGAAGTAGTCTTCCATGTTTTAGGTTCTATTTTATTATCCTTAATGTGTTGTAGGATATCTAATTTGTGTTGGTCTCGATAAAGAGCTAATTCAGTAATAGGAACATCCATTACACGCTTGAGTTTAATCACAGCAGTTAAGTAGGTTTTACGGGTAAATGCATTATCGGTTAAACCCTTGATAATTTTGATTATCTCTAAATTAGGGGTTTCAGAAATATCGGTTGTAAATTTACCACTTCCAATAAGTTTATTATAGGTAGTCCTATAAGTCTTTTTTGTATTCGCATTATCAGCGGAATCTAAGAGAATGTCAAGTTCGCTCATTTTATATATACTGGATATATTATAATTTTGTAAATATATCTAAATCAATTTTTTTTAAAATGCCTAAACTTTCAACACTTTAAAAAAAAAGACTATAAAAAATTTATATTAGAATAAAGTATAAAATGTCCGCATTCCCCGCTTCCGCTATGGGTCTACCTTCTGCCCTTAAATATGACTTGCCTCCTTCTATGAGTGATACCGCTCGTTCTTACTCTGTCAACGTTGCCCCCGATGGAATTACATCTGTTACTGGTGCTGTAGGCAATATCAGTTTCACAGCCAACGCTGTAACACAATCTCAGTTCTCTTCTCAGGTTGTTAGTTTCACCATTCCTTCAGGTATGAGCGAGTCTGTATTTTTAGACTGTATGAATACAACTGTTTCATTTACTTTAACTTATACAGTAGGAACTGCCTCTTCAGTCGCTAACGGCACATGTAGATTATTATCTAATGCTGCCTCTTGGTTTGATACCCTTGTTCTATATTCCAACAACACGCCTTTGGAAACTGTAAACCAATATGGTCTTCTCCAAAACTACCTTTTACAAAATACTGTGAACTTATCCGAGCGAACAGGTGGTGTCTCAATTTGTATGGGTACTGATTCCAATAGTGCTGGAGGTTTAGATTTACCTACTGCTGCTGCCGCTTCTTACCGTTTCAACTTCTGTATTCCTCTTATATCGTTGATTGGTATCAACACAGAGAAATACTTTCCAATTGGTTCAGTCAACAACATGCAATTACAGTTGACTACCGCTAACTTGTGTCCTATCGTTACATTCTGTACTGCCGTGACAACCAACGTTACTTTATCTGTAGCCCCTACTCTAAGTGAATTCCGCTTGAATATGAAATATTTGGATGTCGGTGATGTAGCAGCTTCTATGTTGAGACAAACTCTACAAGACGGTAAATGGTATATAAAATCATCTTCATATACCAACTCTGCCGTAACCATACCAAGTGGTTCAGCTGGTAACCAACAGGCTTTACTCCAGATTAGAAACTCAAGTGTGAAATCGGTATTCCATCAGTTCGGAATCGCAACAGGTCTTGTTAGTCCAAATGGTTCTTATGATGCTATAAATATTGGAACTACAAGCAGACAGTTACAAGTCGGCGGAAACTATTACCCCAATTTACCAATCAACGACGTCCAGCGTCCTGCCGAAGGTTATGCTGTGCTTATACAGTCGCTAGGTGGTTCTATCCCTAAGGCATACGGAACAACTGTTAGTCGTGAAATGTATAACTCGATTGGTGGTATTGCCGCAGTTCCTACTGGTGCTGATAACGGTTTGATTCTTCCTGCCGTCGCAAATAATCGAGTTGAACGTGCTGCTCCTGCTGGTTCTAACCAAGGAGGTGTGAGTGTATTAGATTATCCTTCTGGTGCATTTTATGGTTACGATTTGGAAAAGGTTGGTGGTGTTTTATTCAGCGGTATCAATACCCGTGCTTCTCCTCCTTTCTTGAATTTGTTCTTGGGTTCTGCTCTTAACGCAAACGTCACAACTCAGGCGTGGGGATTATCGGACGTCGTGATGGTTGTAGATACTGGTAGCAAAAGTGTACAAGCTTTTATATGAGTATGCGAACGGCTTAAAGAGATGTTACCATATATGGTATGGAACAATTAAAATATTATAAAATAATTAATGGGTATGAAAATTATATAAACTAACAAAAAGGGAAGTC